GCAGCTTCACAAGCGGAATGGGAAAAGATCCTCAGTTCGCAGACGTGGTTGTGGATCGAGTCGATCTTCCATTTCCAGAAGATCGGTTGCGAATTCATTGCTAGTGGTTTGCATCGCAATTTGTTCGGTGTTCTTCTCGCCGATCAGATGGGCTTGGGCAAGACTCTTCAAGCTACTGCTGCTATCAATCTGTTGCAGTACACCGAAGACTTCGAGGATTACATGTACGCACGTTGCCCCCGACTCCCTGCCCCTGTAGAAATCAAACGGTCTGAGGGTGGTGGCTTGCAGCATCATCCGTCGCTGTACTCGGTTCTGTGGATCACGCCAAACGCCATCAAGGGCTCGACCATGCGTGAGATCGCCAAGTGGTCCAACGACCTGAACGTGATCAAGCTCGAAGGCGACGCTGAGCAGCGGGCTCACATCGTTAAGTTCGCCCAGGACAACGGGATGGTCCTCGTTTGTAGCTACGAGCAGCTTCGTCAGCGCAAGGACGAAGATCTGACTCCAGCGTTGTTCGAGGTGGACTGGCCGATCGTCGTTACTGACGAAGCGCACAAGTACAAGAACCCGGATACGAGCACATTCGTCAACGTCGAGCGGATTGCTAAGAACGCTGGATTCTTCATCCCGATGACTGGCACGCCGATTCTCAATCGGCCGTTGGAATTTTGGTCGATCCTTCACATGCTCACGTTGAAGGGCAAGTACCTGGACAAGTTCGACACGCTCCGTCACTTCGAGGACGAATACCTGTACGTGTGGGGCTCACATGGTGGCGACTACAGGCCCGGTGCTTACGACAAACTCGTCAACAGCGTCAGCGATATGGTTCTTCGCCGACGTAAGGACGAAGTGCTCACCGACTTGCCCGAGAAGATCCGTGAATTCCGCTACGTCAACTTGACGGGCAAACAGCGTCTCATGTACCAGGACTGGCGAGACAAGATGTTCCTGTGGTTGGATGAGGAAAAGTCCGACTTCATCACAGCGAACAGCATCCTTGCTCACATGACCAGGCTGCGTCAGATCGCACTCTTGCCCGCTGGCGTCAAGGTGGTAGATCTCGAAACCAAGGCCGAAACGATCCTCGACTGCTGGGAATCAGCAAAGATCGACGAGGCAATGGGCATCATCGAAGAACTTCTCGAAGCCGACGAAAAGGTGCTGATCTTCTCCAACTTCAACGATCCGCTTCGTCGGGTCAAAGAACTGGTTGAGTACGGTGACTGGACGTTCAACGGTGAACGGATCGAGTGCGGCATGATCATCGGTGGTGTCAAGGAAGAGAAGCGTGCCGAAGTAGCTGATCGTTTCAACGATCCTAACGACAACCTTCGAGTGGTCTGTGGCAACATCGCAGCGATGGGCACCGGACTCAACTTGCAGGGCGCCTGTAGTCATTCGATCTTCCTCGATCTGTTCTGGAATCCTGGCATCAACGAACAGGCTGAGGATCGGCTACATCGTCAGGGTCAGAAGAACAACGTTACCATCCATATCATCCAGGCTGAGGACACGATCGATGCTTTCGTGATGGCGAAGCTGGAAGAGAAGCAAGGCATCATCGAAGGCGTGGTGGAACGTAGTGAGCTGCGTCGGGCGCTGCAACAGGGACTTATCTAAGGAAAAGGAGAAAGAAAATGGCAGACGAAGTACTCGCCTGTGAGAACTGTGATGAACAGGCTCCATCCGAATGTAACAACTGTTCTCGAGACCCTGACTGGCACGACCACGAAGACGACGAGTGGTGGTGCAATCGGTGTTGGAACGCTTTGTTAGATGACGAGCAAGGTGACACTATCCTTTACAGGGTCGTGTTGATCGAGAAAGACAACGTGGCCCAATGAGTCAACGGCGAGAGACTCGAACGGCAACTTTCGTCCTAGTGGTACTCGGCGCGATCGTTGTGATGTTCATAGTGGGAGTCAAGGTTGCACCAACTTGGAGAACAAGCGACACATTACCAGGCTTTGATCAGCTCTCGGTTTGGTGTCGAGCCCACACTGGAACATTTCCAGGTGACTCAGGTGCAGTCGCCGAGCTGCATGAAGCACAGAAGTCTCAGCAAGGACTAGCGGCGGTAGTCGCAACTGAGAATGGTATTGAATTCGCCAAGTCGAACGATACTACAACTACAAGTGACAGCATCGATACTCGCTATGCACCATCAGACATAGCAAATGTCGCTCATCGATTCGGTCACGCCATATTCTCTGCTCAAACTGATCCAAGTATTCTGCAACAGCAGGCGGTATTGCAGGATGCGATGAGTATTGATGTTTGGGCTCATGACAATTGCAAAGGCCAGTCAATGCAAGGTCCATGAGGAAAAGGAGAAACATATGCAGGAAACCGCGACAATGGTTCGCAAGCGGGGAATGCGAGTACCCCTGCTTGTTGTGGCAACCTTGACAGTGGTGGCAACAGTCTCGAGCTGTACCATCGTCGACGGATCGGGTGGTACATACGGGGCAAACCTTTCAGATGAGTACGTCACCGTATGGCAAGGCTTCTCACTTCTGCTATCAGCCATCGGCACACAACAGTGTGGTAGCAATGGTGGCTGCATGGAGGTGTGGGTCCTCCAAACAGTGACAAGTGCTCCCGATCCGTTCGATGGAGCTGTAGAGAACAAGCCACAGGATATGGCCAACTGGTTCAACTGGGAGGCTGGTATCCCTGGTCTCTCAGTGAATATAGCTGGCATTGATCCTTGTCAGCAAGCTGGTAAGAACCTCTACTACGGAGGACCTGACGCCTATTGGTGGAATGTGACTGGTCCTCATACAAGCGATCCAGGAGATGACGCTTGTAGGTTCAACTAGATCGCCGGGTGAGGGCGTTTGTTTTCTTGGTGGTTTACTTCCGCCCTCACCCCGCGAATTCTGCTTTGGCAGCAGACGGTTGGAGTCAGACTGTCCCGAGAGCTGACTCCTTCCGCGTACTACCAAAAGGAGAAGAATTGATCGGTAACTATGATGATTTCTACAGGGAGGAACTGTCCGACCTTGTGGGTGCGAGGATTGATTCGGACAAGGTTGCGTATATCCTCCACCGATTCGAGAACTGGACTCTGAATCATTTCGATAAGGAAGATGAGTCCTCAAGTGAACGGTTGTGGCGAATCGTTACTTATCTCAAGCAGTTTGGTTACGAGCCGTTCAGTGGTCAGACGATCGAGGACTTTCTCGGTGATCTAATTCGACACACCAGCGAGTTGAAGTCGGAACTCGACTCGGCAGTTACTCAGCTAGTGGGAGTAGCCAGCCGTGCGCCGGTCGCCGAGGACATCCACATCTATACGATGGATGGTGAAGAATGGCAAGACGCTGCGTACTACGCTCACCAACGGAAGCCAAACCGTTTGGGTAGGCTCTACATCCACTCTCACCAGCCCGGAAGGCCATGCGACGACCTGTGCCGAGAAGAAACAAAAGCTCGCTAGACTGGCTGGATGAAAACTTGATCGCATTTCTCGCAGGGTTCCTGACGGCGGTCGGATTCGTATGTTTATTCCTCGCACTGAGGAGTTAAGGTGGAATTCGGGAAACACAAGCTATACATGGAAGCTCTCGAGCGTATGTCCGCAAGGGAGAGATCATGGCTAAAGCCATCAAAGACCCTCGATCTACAGGAAGGAAGCGGGGTCGTCGAGTTCTTGAGAAGACAGGCCGTCCGTACTGGTGTGGTTCTGAAAGCGAGGGCAGCGGAGTTCGAGAGGGATACTGTGGTCGCACTCCTGACGCTTCTGTGGACAATCCTCCTGGTGGTTGCTATCCTGGCATGGCTGTCCTCCAGGTAGACCATATCAACAAGGATGTAATGGACAATGACCCAGCCAATCTCACGTGGGCGTGCGCAAGCTGCCACAAAGAACAAGACAGCAAGACAGGAAAAGGAGAAAGCAGAAAAGGAGATGAATTTGGATACGGAAAGACCAACCCGTTCGAGCTGGGGTAAGCCTTGCTCGGTGTGTGGTAAGAAGATGTGGATGGCCGGCTCATTCGCAGACAAGCACACTAAGTGTGAGCGGCTTCCGAAGAAGTGGTCAATGCGAGGCACCGGTGGCTGATCAGGTAGCAGAGTGGTGTGAATGCCAGAACTTCAACGACGGCTACGGTCGACTCTATTCAATCACCGATGAGATCATCTTCATCCATGCACCATGTGGCAAACCCTCCTTCCCGGTCTGGCAGGAACATGAGAAATACTGCGACGAATGTGCTAAGACCTTTTCATCCCCTGTAGAGGAATTGTGTGAGCGATGCAATAGGCTGTTTGGCCCAAAGGGTACGTGGCGATCGTGGTCTGTCCTGACCGAAACGTCACAGAAATTTCTTCGGAATCTTCGTCCAACCTATTGACGGATCGGCCGATCCATGCGAAGATGAAAGCCGGTCGAACAACCGACCCCAAAAACAGGAGAAAAAAGTAAAATGGCAAAGACAGAATCTCAAGCAGTCACCATCGGTCTGGATCAACTCATCGACATCCGCGATGAGATCACCGGCATCGACACGCAGATCAGCGCCGCCACGGGCTCCGAGGCCGCCGTTCGCAAGTCGCTGGCGAACGAGCTGGCGAACAAGAACTCCGAGCAGGTCGACAGCATCGTCGACCGCATCCTGAACGCTCTCAACGATCAGGATCTCGAGGTGGTCATCGGTGTCATGGACAAGTTCGAGGATCGGCTGAACGAGGAGTTCAAGCCCGCCATCGACGAGCTGCTCGACGAGCGGGTCGCCAAGGCCACGGCTGGTTCCAAGGAGAACCTGGACGCTCTCAAGGCCAACCGCAAGACGCTCATCGATGCGTTCCGATCGATGCAGACCGTGCTCGAGACGTTCAAGGTCGACACCAGCTCGGTGCCCGAGCCCAAGCGCACCAACACCAGGGGCAGCGGCTCGAGCGGTCCGAAGTCGGCCAAGAACAAGGAGGGCTACCAGTACCTCATGGACGGCCGGGATCGTCCGCCTTCGCAGAACAGCTTCTCGTCACTGGCGTACTACGCCACCGTCGGGGTGCCGAAGGCGCTCAACCCGGACGACACGCTCGAGCGGTGGGGCAGCAAGCAGATGAAGGACTTCATCGCCGAGAAGGGCGTGAAGTGGGGCGTGGATGACGAGTGGGAAGTCACCCTGCCCAACGATGTCGTGATCGCTGCTCGACGGTTCACTACCGACGAGCTGGCAGCGTTCGACGCCGAGGAGGCCAAGAACAAGGCCGAGGCCGAGGACGCTGGCGAGGCGACCACGGAGGACGAGCAGGTCGAGGCCGTCACGACTTGATCGTTCCCAGGAAGTCGACGGGGGTTAGCACTATCCTCTCGTCGGCAAGGTAAGTAGTCCGGTCTCGCGACCCGCAGCGAGGCCGGGCTACTGCCGTTTCTAAAACCAAGTAATCAAGAAAAAGGAAGTCAATGTCAAGTGTCAAAGAAACAGTCCTCTTCGAGGCATTGCCCGAAGAACAACAGAGCTGGCCGGTCTTATCCTTTAGTCAGCTTAGTATGCTTGAGAGATGCCGATATCAATGGTATCTCGCATACAAGCTAGAGTACGCCAAGTCAGAACAAAGCGATGCTTTGGGCCTTGGTTCTCTAGTCCACGAAGGTCTAGCCGAATACTACAGGGCAAAACAACAAGGCCGGACGGCTGAGTGGTTTCAACAGGTTCGACTCAGGGGCATGGCCGAAGAGTGGTTCAACAGGCATGGCGATCGAGCCATGCCTTTGGCGAGCCATGCCACATGGTTGCTGGACAGGTACCTGAATGATTGCGAGTACTTCGATCAAGGCCATCAGGTCATGCACGTCGAGCACCATTTCCTGATTCCTATTAAGTCCGCTCGCGGTCGCGATATGCTGCTGCAAGGCTACGTTGATTTGGTCACAATTGACTCGCGTGGCCGAGTTTGGATTTGGGATCATAAAACAGGAGGGTGGTGGGGCGCAAATGAAATATTGATGCATCCTCAAATTCCTATGTATATGATCGCTCTAGACAGCGTTGGCCTTGAGTCTCGTCATCAAATCGTGAATCAAATCTCTGGCTACGATTATAAGAAGCCAAGCAACGTCCCAACAGAGAAGTTGTTTCGTCGGGATGAACTGACACGAACTGATACCGAGCTCGTCAGCATGGCAAGAGGTGTACTTGAATGGTGCGATGAATGGCTTGATGAGCGGGAAGCCAGCCGTCCGCCGCGTCGGAGTCAAGACCGTCACAATTGCAAGTATTGTGACTTCGTTGAACCGTGCTCGCTAGCCTTGAAGGGTATTCCTGTAGAACTTACGCTCGAAGGCGACAGCGAGTTTCGTCAGAAGAATACACCCTTTGAGGTTATTCGTACCCCATCGGAATTCGTGATTGAGGGGTATGAAGATGAGTATTCTTGATAAGGCGTATGATGGCACAGGTGACGCAACTGAAAGTATCAGTCCCTATCTCAAATTGTGCGTCTACGGACCTCCTGGTTCTGGCAAAACTGTATTCGCCGCTCATGCACCGAAGCCTTTCATCATCGATACAGAGAACAGTACCGAAGCACTTGACGACTGGCCAGAACTTAAACGTCTTAGTAAAATCATCAAGTGCGAAAACGTTAATGAAATCATTGACTGTATCGAACTCTGTACCAACAGTGATCCATTCGTGCGTGATCGTGAGACGGTAATTATCGATACAGCTAGTGAGACTCAGGAAATGATGATCCAGCGTTTGCTCGAACGACAGGTCGCTGATCCAAACTCGCCCCGTAAGAATGAGTTCCTCGCGTATCAAAGCGACTACAGGGAGTCTGGTGAACGGCTGCGGCGACTATTCATCCAACTTCGTAATCTTGATATGCACGTCATCATCCTCAGCCACGATGTTGAGAAGTACAGCCAATCGGCAGATGGTTCTGAGAGGCTGATTGCGATTCGTCCAGATATGACTCCCAAGCTGGCAAAGACAGTCAAAAGAATCGTCGGATTGCAAGGTTATCTCACTTCCAGAGAGCAAGATAACGAATACGTGCGGGAAATGAGGGTACGTCACTCGGGTATCATCGAAGCAAAGACTCGATACAAGTATCTGCCCACGAAGATCGAGAATCCAACTTTCCAGTTGATTCTTGATGCCAAAAACAAAGAAGATAAGGAGAAAGCGAAATGAGTGATCTAGATTTTGGTCAGGACGACGAACTGAGTGCTGATCTTGACATTGATCTGAACTTTGGTCCCGACTCCGTCGAAGCGATGCCCGAACGTGTTTTGGTCGAGCAGGGCATCTATAGCCTCATGGCAACCAAGGTCGACGTCGGTCGAACCAAGGCTGGCGAGCTCATGATCATCATTGACTGGTCGTTCGAGGACGACAAACGGTATGATGGTGTTGAGATCACCGATCGCTTGGTTCTCCCTGGCCTGAAGAGAAAGCAGGACGAGCCAAAGAAGTGGAATATGATGATGGACCTATTCCGACGCAAGGTCGAGTCCATCACTGGAAGGGCATGGCGTGAGGACAAGATGAAGTTGAACCCACGTCAAGATATCCTTGGTCAAATTGCTCGAGGTGCTATCATCCATGAGACCAGCGCTTACGAGGACAAGAACGGTATCCGTAAGATCGGTACCAACGCCGTCATCGCAAAGTATCTCAAGACCGGTGAAAGCTTTGCTTTCCCCGACGCCTCGTTGCTCTCCAGTGCTGCGGGTACCACTCCAGGTAATTCCCCGCAATCTGGAGGTTCACACATCTGAGATGTTCTAAAGCACCCAGCCTGGTCTGATCCCCCAGGCTATAATGCTAATTTCAGATGGAGAAGTGGGGGTCGGAGTGATAGAACGAGTCCTCTCACTCTGGCCCCCACGCAACAAGAGGACTCATACATGCCAGTTTCTACTTCCGACGGCCCGGAAGTTATAGCGGAGTTTTTTGAATACATATATGGCCCCGATGAGGGCTATATCTATATTGCACGTAAAGGTCTTGCTGATTCACGCGAGTGGAAGCAGGACTTTTTTAGTTGGCCAACCGAGAAGAACGAGGCAGCCCAATTTGTTGTGGACAACCGTAGTAAGTGGGAAGTCTATATGGGACCAGCCCTGTTCAGCTCCCCAGGGAAAGCAGATAAACCGCGTGTCAAATCAGCGAGAGTGTATTGGTGTGAGTTCGATGGTTCGGTGCCCGAATCTCTTGAACGGCTTCCCCGACCCACCATGCGAATTTTGTCCTCTCAAGAAGGACACGAGCACTGGTATTGGAGACTCGATAAGTCCGTTGAACCTGACCAGCTTGAGCTTGTCAACCGAGCAATTACATACCTTCTACGAGCGGATGCTTCGGGTTGGGATAGCACTCAGGTACTACGGCCACCAGGAACATTCAACCACAAACGAAAGAGAGATGTCATCCTTGTTGAATCAGATGAGGTTCAACTTGACCCGGCTCTCTTTACAGGATTACCCCAACCTCCAGCACCCGTCGAGATTCAACAACCCGAATCAATCCCCGGAGTAGCGGAAGTCGTCGCCCGGTATAAATTCGATCAAGACACCTACGATCTTTTCTCCAAGGGCGTCCCTGTAGGACATCGCTCTACGGCCCAAATGCAGCTCGGTCATATCCTTGCCGAAATGGGTATGACTAATGAAGAAATGTTGTCTGTACTCCTCAATGCAGACGATAGATGGGGCAAATTTTCCGGGCGGGATGATCAAGTGAAACGTTTGCTCGAGATTGTAACCAGGGCCAGAGAAAAGCATCCTTACGATCAAGAAATCATTATCGAGGGATATGAAGATAGTTCTGTTGAGACTCGGATTAGACCGTACAATTTCCTTGAACTTCTTCACGTAGATGTACATCTCGAATGGATTTGGAAAGATTACCTACAGGAGGATGGGTATTTACTACTGGCCGGGCCAAGTCAGGTTGGTAAGACTCAGTTTACCATAGATGCAGCGTGTCACTTTGCTTTGGGAGTTCCATTTCTTGAAGAGACAGTCAAAGAAACTAAGATCGGGTTACTATCGCTCGAGATGGGACTAACTGACATTAAGCACTT